GTCTTTCAACATTATTTTTCTGGATGAGTTTGCCTTTGTACCTAATCACATTGCTGAAGCATTCTTCAGTTCAGTATATCCTACTATCACTTCTGGTACCAAGACGAAAGTAATAATTATATCTACACCATATGGTATGAACCACTTCTATAAGTTGTGGGTAGATGCACAGAAGAATAGAAATGGATATGCATGGACGGAAGTTCATTGGAGTAAAGTACCTGGCCGAGATGCCAAGTGGAAAGAAACAACTATTGCCAATACTTCAGAAAGACAGTTCACTCAAGAGTTTGAGTGTGAGTTCTTAGGATCTGTTGACACTTTAATATCTGCTGCTAAACTTAGAACATTGGTATATGATGACCCGTTGGTACAGAATGCGGGCTTAGATGTTTATGAAAATCCTATATCTGAGCATGATTACATTATATGTGTGGATGTATCTCGTGGTCTTGCACAGGATTACTCTGCCTTTGTGGTAATTGATATCACTCATGCACCATGGAGATTGGTAGCAAAATATAGAAACAAAGACATCAGACCGATGCTGTTTCCGAACGTAATTTACAATGTTGCAACGAATTATAACAATGCAAATGTTCTTATAGAAGTAAATGATATAGGAGAAGCAGTCGCATCACAGTTATACTATGATGTTGAATATGAGAATGTTCTCATGTGTGCTATGCGTGGTAGATCTGGTCAAGTGGTTGGTCAAGGTTTCTCAGGCAATAAGGTACAAATGGGTGTTAAGATGAGTAAAACTGTGAATGCACAGGGATGCTCAAACCTCAAAACATTAATAGAAGACGATAAGTTATTGGTTAGAGACTATAATATAGTGGCAGAATTAACCACCTTTATACAAAACAAGCAGTCATTTGAAGCAGATGAGGGGTATCATGATGACTTAGTTATGTCTCTGGTTATATTTGCATGGTTGGTTCAGCAAGAATATTTCAAAGAAATGACTGATCAAGATATACGTAGAAGGATATATGAAGAGCAGAAGAACCAGATAGAACAAGACATGGCACCCTTTGGTTTTATTGATGATGGATTAGAAGATGACGCTATAGTAGATGCCGAAGGAAACATCTGGAGTGTGGATATGAATGAAGAAAACCAAGAGAAATGGAAGCTAGATGAGTACGGTGATAGAGACTTCATGTGGAACTATCGCTGAAGAAGAGGCTTTTAATAAATAATTTTAGACAAAAATTGATTTATCATCAGGAGTAATAAGCATGGCTAGCACTCTTCTATCGCCAGGAGTTGATATCCAAGAAAGGGATTTGACACTTGGGTCGATTGAGACAGTGGAAGTAAACGTCGGAGCAATCGTTGGTGCTTTCAGCAAAGGACCAGTTCTAACCCCTACACGTATCGCAACCGAATCTCAATTAATTGAAATTTTCGGTGAGCCCACCGACGCAAACGCAGAGACATGGTGGACAGCTGCCAGTTTCTTATCATATGGTGGAGTTCTCGACGTGGTTCGTTGTGGAACTAGTGGACAGTTAACCGCATCAGACGATTTCACAACATCTCCATACACTCTTTCCATATCATCAAAAGATATATACGAAGCTTCTTACCTAGACGCAGGTAGTAATCCATTCAGGTTTGCAGCAAGAAACGTAGGTGCAGACAGTAATGGTATTGTGGTATCAACAATTGATAAAGGTGCAGATTACATCTTAACCTTAGATGGAATACCTGGTACTATCACAGTTGGTACAGAGATTACTAACGTTGGTGCTAGTAAGTCAGCAAGGATTTATGATTGGGATGCAACTGGAAACAAACTATCAATCATTACTTCTGACACATGGACAACTACAGATGATGTAGAGAATGGTACTACTGACCTTAACATCACAGGTGTTCAAGATTGGTACGACCAACAAGATGTCAAAATTATAATCAACGGAGTTACAACAACTCTTGGTAAGTGGAATGTAATTGCTCCTCGTCCTGGTACATCTACTTACGCTAGTGCTCGTGGTGGTGCAAATGATGAAATGCACGTTTGCGTTTGGGACAGAACTGGTTCTGTAACAGGCACACCAAAAACACTCCTAGAAAAGTTTACCTATGTGTCTAAGGCAAACGATGCAAAAACTGCAGAGGGATCTCTCAATTATTACCCACAAGTAATTCTTGAAAAGTCAGCATACGTTTACTGGGGTTCTCATGAAGTTGAGGCTTACGACGTAAGTGCTAACGCTCTGACTGATAGTGCAAGCAACATACCTGGTACTTCAAATGGTGGTAGTCCATCAACAACAGTATTTGATCTTATAGTTGATAAGAGTGGTACTCTTAACAATGGTCTTCAGTCTTACTCATTCAGCAATCCAACTGACGGAGTAGGTAAAGGTGCTGAATCACTAGGTGCAACATCTGGTGAAATAGTTACCGCACTACAAGAATTTGCTGATCCTGAAACTCGCTTGATCGACTACCTCATTGCAGGTCCTGGCGATGCAGCAAGTAAAACAAATACACAAGCAATTGCAGATGCAGTTATTACAATCGCATCTTCGAGAAAAGATTGTGTTGGTTTCATCTCACCATATAGAGGTGATGTTGTTGGAGTAACAAGTTCCACAACACAAACACAGAATGTAATTGACTTCTATAGTGGAAGAGCAAGCACATCATTCGCTGTGTTTGATAATACTTGGAAGTATGTCTATGATAGATTTGCTGACAAGTATCGTTACATTCCTTGCTGTGGAGATACAGCTGGCCTATGTGCTAGTACCACTGCAAACGGATTACCTTGGTTCTCACCAGCGGGTTTAAACCGTGGTGCAATCAGAGGTGCTATAAAATTAGCATTCTCACCAACTAAATCCGAAAGAGATTCACTGTATCAGAAAAGGATTAATCCTATTACCAGTTTACCTGGTCAAGGAATTGTTCTTTTCGGAGACAAAACTGCTCTCGCTTCACCATCTGCTTTTGATCGCATCAACGTCCGTCGTCTATTCTTAGTTCTTGAGAAGACAATCGGTAATGCTGCGAAGGGGGTTCTCTTTGAACTGAACGACGAATTCACAAGAAACAACTTCAAGAATGTTGTCGAACCATACCTTAGAGGTGTACAAGCCGAAAGAGGTGTTACCGACTTCAAAGTTATCTGTGACGGTACTAATAATACTACCGATGTCGTTGACAGTAATGAGTTTAAGGCTGATTTCTATATTAAGCCTGCACGCTCAATCAATTTCATAACTTTAACCTTCGTTGCTACTCGTACTGGAGTTAGCTTTGAAGAAGTTATACCCCGTAGATAATTAAAGGAGCACTTTAGAAAATGGCAACAACACCATTAGGAATTCTATCATTCCAAAAAGCGATAAGGGGTGGTGTACGACCCAACCTCTTTTCAGTCGAACACAACTTCCCAACAGGAGTTACATCTCCAACTATTACTGGAGCAAATGGAGCAGAGGTTCCATTCATGTGTAAGTCTGCTGCATTGCCAGCAACTAACGTAGGTACAGTTGAACTTCCTTTTAGAGGAAGAGTTATCAAAGTACCTGGCGACAGAACTTATGAAACATGGACAGCAACATTCTATATGGATGACACATTTGCACTTAGAGGTGCATATGAAAAATGGATTGCTTTAACTAACGGAGTAGATGCAAACACTGCAACTGCAGATATTGTTGACACTTGGGAAGATGTAGTAATCTCACAACTTGATAAGTTTGGATCAGACGCACAGATATCAGGTGGCAATGCTGCAGGTAATCTTCAAGTTATTCGTAAGTACAAACTAGTACAGGCATTCCCAGTTAGCGTATCACAAATTTCAGTTGCATACGACAACAACGATTCATATGAAGAATTCGATGTTGAGTTTGCATATCAATACCACGAGACCTTCGATGTAGGAGAAAACTTAGTAGGTAGAGAATTTGACGCTGCTACAAGCTAGCTAAATACTAGGTAAGCAGAAACAAAATATTATGGCAGAGTTATTCGGTTTCTCGTTTAAGAAAAAGCTAACGGATAAGGATCGTGCTCCATCTCCGATAGCTCCTTCAAGCGAGGACGGAGCTACTAGTTATATTGCAGGAGGTTACTATGGTCAATACCTTGACCTAGACGGTAACTTCAAGACTGAATATGACATGGTGAAAAAGTATCGAGAAATGGCGATGCATCCAGAAGTGGATTCCGCCATTGAAGATATTATACATGAAGCAATAGTTGCTGATAAAAACGATAGTCCAGTACAGGTTAACCTTGACAACCTTGAGGTTAGTGAAAGTGTAAAGGGAATGATTCGTGAAGAGTTTGAATATATAAAAAACTTATTCGCATTTGATAGCAAAGCCCATGAGATGTTCCGTAGATGGTACATTGATGGGCGTTTGTATTATCACAAGGTAATTAATTTAGATGCACCACAAGAAGGTATTAAGGAAGTAAGATACGTAGATCCATCAAAGATTAAAAAGATAAGGCAGATAACAAAACCAAAAACTGCAGACGAGTTTATGAAGTATGACTTCGGTAAAGGCGAAGAATATTTCATATACAATCCAAAAGGATTGAACAACACTTCTGCTAACAGTGGTATAAAAATAGCAAAGGATGCTATCACTTATGTGACAAGTGGTATCATGGACACCAATAGAAATATTGTATTGTCTTATTTGCATAAAGGAATTAAAGTGCTCAATCAACTTAGAATGATTGAAGATAGTCTAGTTATATACAGAATATCAAGAGCACCAGAGCGTAGAATATTCTATATTGACGTAGGTAACCTACCTAAAGTTAAGGCAGAACAATACTTACGTGAAGTTATGGGAAGATATCGTAACAAATTAGTATACGATGCTGCCACTGGAGAGATAAGAGACGACAGAAAATACATGTCTATGATGGAAGACTTCTGGCTTCCACGTAGAGAAGGGGGTAGGGGCACGGAAATCACCACTTTACCAGGCGGACAAAACCTTGGAGAGTTAACAGATGTGCAATATTTCCAAACAAAACTTTACAAAGCGTTAAATGTTCCCGCAGGTAGACTAGATTCTGCTACATCATTTAACCTTGGAAGGTCATCTGAGATCACTAGAGACGAATTAAAGTTCACTAAGTTTGTGGGTAAACTCCGCAAGAAGTTTAGTGATATCTTTAATGATACTCTAAAAACTCAACTCATCCTGAAAGGAGTTATCACTCCTGAAGACTGGGATGATATGAAGGAGCACATCCAGTATGACTATCTGTATGATAATCATTTCACGGAACTTAAGAACCTAGAGATGATGACAGAGAAGTTAAATGTCCTTCAACAAATGGATCCTTACATCGGTAAGTACTTCTCAGTTGAATATATCCGTACTGCAGTTCTGGGTCAAACCGAAACTGAGATGGAGGAGATCGACGTTGAGATGGCAGACGATATCAAGTCTGGTAGAGCACTAGATCCATTACAAATGGTTGCTGCAGATCAGCAACAACTAGATGCTGATGCAGAAAATGTGGAGCTTGATCAGGAGATGAAGAAGGCACAAATTCAGCAAGCAAAGCAAAAACCCGCGGCTCAAAACAGCAACGGTAATAAATAAAAGTTAGACAACGTTACATTATGGCTACACAGGAACGAGAAATCGTTGATTTACTTTGGGACGGAGGACAAGATGCAAATGCTCTTGACAAGCTCAAAGACATGTTGCAAGTAAAAGCTGCAGCTGCAGTTGATGCTAGTAAACTAGACATTGCGAATAGAATGTTTCCGCATGTGCCTGATGATGGTAAACCAACTGGACTACCTCCAGAAGGAGAAGCATCACCAGAAGAAACAGCGGACGTTTTGAATCGCAACGATGATACCGAGAAGGAAAACAATGATGAAACTGATAACTGAACAGATAGAACCTGTTGAGGTACTTACCGAAGAAAAAGACGGTAAGAAAAATACCTTTATTAAGGGAGTATTTCTTCAGACAGAAATCACAAACCGTAATGGTCGTATGTATAGATACGAAACTATGGCACGTGAAGTCAACAAGTACAATGAGGAGTTCGTCCGTCGTGGAAGAGCACTTGGAGAACTTGGTCATCCTGAAGGTCCGACCATTAACTTGGATCGTGTATCACACAAAATAGTTGAGCTTATGCCAGAAGGTAAAAACTTCATTGGTAAAGCAAAGTTGTTAGAAACCCCTATGGGTAAGATCGCAAAGAACTTGCTTGAGGAAGGGGTACAACTCGGTGTTTCTTCACGAGGTTTAGGCTCTCTTAAAAAAGAGGGTGCTACATCCGTAGTAGCCGACGACTTCATTCTTTCTACTGCTGCAGATATAGTAGCAGATCCATCCGCACCTGATGCTTTTGTTGAGGGTATATACGAAGGAAAGGAATGGGCTTTAGTCGATGGTAAGATTAAAGAAGCACAAATAGAGGCTATCAAGGCATCCCTTGATAACGCTCCCTCACCCCAAGAACTTCAAGAGAGAAAGATTAGAGCTTTTAATCAATTTCTCAGAAGTTTATGATTTATAAATAAATTATAGATTATAAATGCAGTCTAATTTATCCGTAAGGAGTACGTAAATGTCAAGTATTGATGAAAAATTCAAAAAGGTGATCGCAGAAACCGCGTCTCCTGAAGAAAAAATAGAGGAAGATGCAGCTGTTGGCGACGCAGCCATCAAGAAAGGTGCAGTACCTCA